ACTGCGACTTCGGGCGAGACGTTCCAGCCTTCTTGCGCGCGTTAATGTTTCTGTACAGGCTCATTAGGCTTTCCTCAAATTGCAGCGCCATCTTTTCAAAGCAGCGCCCTTTCTAGTTAGCTTGCCCTTCTCGTCACGGATCGGGCCCTTCATGCCAGACATCCGAGCGCAAAAACTTTTCTTCCTTGCTGCTCGTTTGCCTGTTGGGTTTTTTTCGGTGACGGGTGCTTTCAAGTTTGACCCGGTGGCGCGGTTGTACTTGGCTCGACCTTTCGCGGTCAGTCCAGCACCTTGCTTCGTGCTTAACTTTTCGCCGCGACCAACTGACAAACTAACCGACATATCCGTCTCCGATTAACAATGCCATTATAAAAAACAATCGACAGTTAATCTACAAACGCCGGAAAGTTCATTTTCTCAGAAAATTTCTACGCGACCCCATAATATGTAACAGAGTGCGCGGCGGTAGTGGCCGGGGGGGTGGTCGAGTCGACGATTGGTCTGGCTGTGACTATTTTTTTCTAAGTTTTCTGCGGCTCAACGACTGTTGCCGTGCCGACTATGGTGTTTTTCTCACCTTCCCAGCGGTCGATCATGTCGGCCAGCTGTTCGGGCGTCATCTCGGCCAGCTGCCCGGGCGCGCCGTCCGACCCGGACAGCTTGCCCAAGTCCCCGGCAAGCTCGAACACTGTCCGGGCTGCGCTCACCTTGGATGACGCGGGAGCGTCCGGGTCGGTCATTACTGTTCGGAGTGTCGATACGGCCATGTTGGTCAATTCGCCCGCATAAATTGTTTGTCTGTGCTGCCGGATAGCGGCCTGTATGTGCGGAGCCCGGGTAAGCCGATATGCCGCTTGCTTGGGCTGCGCATATCCGGCTTGGCGCGCGGCTTCTGTCGGGTTCATATTCCCGGCGACTAGGTTATCAATAAACGCCAGCTGCATGTCGGTGTTTCCACCGGATACCGGGGCGCTGCGCCCGGGTTCTTTCTGTGTGTTTGTCATGCCCCGATGATACACTGTTGATTGTTTGTTGACTATGCGTCCAAAATGGCTATACTCGCATAACCGGGCAATCACGCCCGGGCAAAACTGACGAGGTAAAAAATGGGAACTAGAGCAACGTATGAAATAGATGGCGAGGTTTTTTATTGCCATTATGATGGATACCCGGCGGGAGCGCTGGGGCGCTTTGCGGAAGCGCTGCGCATGCGCTACCGCCACCGCAATGGTGGTTGTATCCAATCCAACCCGGGCGGCATGCCTTATGCCTTTATCCGGGGCGCGCATGATGCCGCGCCAGCAAAAACGCATGAGTGCCACGGCGACACGGAATACAGATATATTTGCTACACCGGGTCGGATGGAATGACGCTGCGCATAGATTTGCGCTGCTTCGAGCGTGACAAGTTTTATGCGATTTACAACGGCTCACTGGCCGCAGCAGTCAACCTGTTTATTCCGGGCGGCTTAGAACACACGCGCTTTTGGAATGAACCGGGCAACACCCGGCGGCTGCTGACCGCCGAGACGTTAGAGGCTCAAGCCAGCTGGATGCGCAACAACCCGCACGCAAGCAATGAACAGGCCGACGCCTACAGCAAGGCGGCCGCCAATGCGCGCAGCGGCGTGGGAACGCGCGCAGCTTTTGACGAAATACGTCACTATATGCAGCTGCACCACTTGAGCCACCATAGCGCGGTGCATCTTTCGATTTATGACCCGTTTGACGTGGCTGCGGAGTAAATCGCCATGAATATTTCAACATCATTTTGGTTTTACATGGCGCTCGGCTCACTCATGGCGAGTTATGCCGGGCTTGATGGGGCGCTGCCGCTGACGCATTTTGCCTCGAGCATGTTGGGGCTGCTTAGTCTGATTTGCATGGGCTTCGGCTTCTTGTGGTGGATGGTCGAGGGTGATAGCCGTGGGTAAGGTTCTCATCGGCTGCGAAAAATCCGGTGTAGTCCGTGACGCATTTTTGCGTCACGGACACGACGCTTACAGCTGCGACGTTCAACCCGGCGACCGCCCGAGCAATCGACACATTCAAGCGGATGTTCGTGATGTTCTAGCCTTCGAGCGCTGGGACTTGCTTATTGTGGCGCACCCGCCATGCACCCGGCTTTGCAATTCCGGGGTTATGTGGCTCAAGACGCCACCGCCCGGGCGAACCATTCAAGAAATGTGGCGCGATTTGCGCGAGGGCTGCGCCCTGTTTTCTGATTTGTGGAACGCCGACTGTCCCCGGGTTTGCATCGAAAACCCGGTCATGCACCGCTACGCAAAAAAACGGATACGCAATTTTGAGCCGATGGCTCAGTCTGTGCAGCCGTGGCAATTCGGAACTGACCCGGACAGCTGGGACAATCAGAAAAAGCGCACCTGTTTCTGGCTGCGTGATTTGCCCAATCTTGAGCCCACCGGGTCGCTGGATGGGTCAACCGCCCGGGACGATATCCACCGGATGCCGCCAAGCCCCGACCGGGCAGACAAGCGCAGCCGATTTTTTCCCGGCATTGCCGATGCAATGGCGCAGCAATGGGGCGCGCTGCTGCCCCGGACACAAGCCAACTGACGAGCCGCTTGGGAAACGGCGAAACACTGCGCGCAGCGCGTGGTGTCTTGGCAATCCCGCCAACAATCTGACGAGGTAATTATGAGTAAAGCAGATTTAGAATTGAGCGCGCAGCCGGACTATTCGGCTGGGCAAACGATATTGAACCAGCTGTTAAATGATGGCGATTGGTTTAAGCGCGTATGGAACGCCGGGCAATGTCATCGGATCGATGCAGGAAGCCACGGCGCTGGGTTAATGCTGAATGTAAACTGGGAAAACTTCCGGCTAGAAAATTTTGCACCGACAAAAACGCACCGGGGCGGCCTCACATTCAGCTGCGTTAGCGCCGACCGCAAGCGGCGCACTGTTTTTGTATTCCTAAACCAAAGCGATTTGTACGATGTTCTAATTCTTGCGCCTAACTACCACGGCGCAAAAGGGCATAGCCGGGTCATTGGGCAAGCTAACCACATTTACAATGACATGCTGCGCGAGTGCATCACGGATTTGCTCGAGGGCAATGATGGTGACTGGCAATGATTGATTACGTCATTTTTGGGGTGGTTGATAATGGCGTAATGATTTTGGGCGCGTTTACCGGGCTTGAGGTTGAGCGTTATCTGCCGCAGCGCTTCCGGCTTGGGGCGATCATGCCAATCGTCGGGGCTGGATTGGGCAACACTGTCAGCGATTTTATGGGTGGGGTGGCTGCTGCTAACCCGGCGCTTGCAATCGGCACCGGGCTCGGCTGCTTAATTGGCCTTGCCTTTATTCCATTGTTTGCCCGGTTCACCAAACCAACGGAGGAAGCCAATGTCTGAGAAGCCCAAAGGATATTCCAGCAAAATAAACTGCTCAACCATGACAATCGAACTTGTCCCGTCATGGTCGGCCATTGTCCCGATGATTGTGGCCGGACTACAAAACGGAAACGCCGAGGGACAGCGCATTGCGGTGGAGGAACTCACCCGCATGGCTGCCGTGGCCGATGCGCATGTTGAAGCGGAGAAAGCAGCAAAGCCAACTGACGAGCCGTTAAACGGGTAACGGCGAAACGCCGGGCGCGCTGCGCCCGGCGTCTTGGCAATCCCGCCAAACAATCTGACGAGGTAAATTAAATGCTACAAATTAAAAACGGAATTTTTCTTATCTTTCTGGGTTTCGTTGTTTCGTATGTGCTGCGGCGGTTAGCCCGGCGGCAGCCGTGCGCGACAATCGCAAACATTCGCTATCCCGAATTGACCATTCACCGGGGGCGCAAATGACCGGAGATTTATTTAATCAAGCCGGGCTATCGCAGCCGGGTGAACGTCAAACTGACATTGAGGAACTCATTGCGGAGACGCACCGGGTTCAATGCAACCAGTGTGCCGACCGGGGCTATTATTACGCCGGAGTCGAGCCGCCATTTATGAAAGTGGATTGTCACAAATGCAAACAGGAAAGGAAAACGCAATGACAGGTTTTGCAGGACATAGCGAATTGCGCTTTGCACCGGAGGGTGGGCAGCATGGTGAAACTTTGTTTTGGCACGCCGAGGATTATAGCATCTGTGCGCGCGAAGATTTAATGGCAGAGAAACAAGACACATTTATGTTGTCAAATGGCGACACGATTGTCGGCTTTGACAACGCTGCTAAATGGGTTTTGGAAACGTATAACGAACTGCCAAAGTTTCGTGTCACCTTATCCAGCGTGTTCGAGGTTCGAGGCGCTGACGAGAATGATGCAATCGACCGAGCGTTTGAAATGCTCGATATGGGCTCGATGGAAACAAGCGCCGAAGAACTCGAATGAAACCTTCCCCGGCGGCTGCGGCTGCCGGGGATTTTTCCCACCCAATTCTTTTCCAAACAGGATAAAGCAGAGCGAGAAACTATCGAATGACGGGCAGACAGACACCAAACTCAAGAGACATCTCTTGGTTCGCGGCGAAAGCATGTTGCAAGCACTCCGACCAGCTTATGTTTGGTATTGCGCCGAGCAGAGCGAGGTTTCCGTCAGCAAGATGCGTCAACAGCATAAAAACAAAATCAGCTTCGATCATTCAACGCGCGCCTGATCTGACAGTCTCTACACTGGCATTGAGTGTCGGTTTGTGATACTTCCGGTTTACCGATTACCTCGTCAGTATTCGGTTGCGGCTCCGCTTCGGTGGAGCCGCTTTTTTTCTGCGACACTTCATAACCGACTGCGGCGTATCCAGCTATATCGACCCAGCTATCTTGGTGCCCGGGTGACTGCTGTAGCCGGGCAATCTTTTGCAAGATGTTAAGAACAGCCACATCGCTATCGCGTAGTTCATCGACACCGGACAAGTATGCGCGCCAGAGATCAGCAATAGCTTTTTGATTAGCGCTAGGACTGCCGTAGGCATCATTTCTAGCGCCATTCACCAGCTGACTGGCATCCTGTAGCAGTTCAGAACGGAAGTTCGTCATCGGCTACCTCCGTCCGTTTAACGCTAGTCACTGTTGCGCCCTCAAACTCACCCTTTACATGCCTCACCCAATCGCGCGTATTCGGATCGCTTTCGTAAAAGCGGAGTAGTTCGAGCAGGGTCATAACTGTGACGCCCTCGACTGGATCGACTAAATCAACGGCATCGGCGTCATGGCAAATAGCGTACCGGGCTCCGTCATGTCCGGTGATATGCCAGACAGTCGGCGCGGCGGGTTCACGACCCAGCTGCGTGGCCTCATTATCAAGATAGCGCCAGCCTTTTATCAGGTTATCAGCCTTTTGGCGTATGTCATCTATCACCCCGGAGCGCAAAGCATTGTCAAACGACATGCGCGCCAACTCGAAACCTTCAGCAGTTTTCGGTGAAACGAAACGCTCTAGCTTTCCGCAGCCCCATTTCTTTTCCATCTCAATGGCAACCTGATCGACGCCCGAAACGATTGCGTGTATCCGGCGCGCGTTCTCATTGAGGTATGCTTCTTTATTCAATAGCGGGTCTGGCACTTCATATACTCTTGTCATAGCGCTGCCTTATTATATGCGGGTGCGCTACCGCAACGCGCCTCAAGCGCGGATGCGGAAGTATCCGCTAGGGGGTGTGGGGGGGTTACTTCCGCTACACTTCCGTCCATTTCCGTAAGATTTGGGTCAAGATGGACACAAAAAGCCCATGTTGGGTGCATTGCAAAAACATCCAAAAATCTCCACTTCCGTAGATATGGACGTTTTTGGCTTCCACTTCCGTAAAAAATCCCTAGTTTAGAATAATTCTCAAGACACTTCCGTAAGCGATTACAATGGGTTAATACCGATTTAGGCAAAAACGGCAAAAAACTACTTCCGTTTACGGAAATGGACGGAATTGCCCGTTCTGGATACAGTTTTGGCATCAATGCAGTGCCTTCCTTATCCGATCAGAAAGTTCCTTTTCAGACGTTCCTGACGTACCTGACTTATCATCCGCTTCGCCCGGCTCCGGCGTATCGGACGCAGCTGGGCTCCGCGTATCCGACAATTCGGACTGGATAATCTCCATGCACTCTTGGATAAATACGTCATCGCTTTCATCGACGCTTGCAACGGCGTTGTGTTTTGGAACCCACATAATCAAGTTATAGACGCGCCCATCGCCTTCGCCGTCAGCTGACATGATCCGGTATGACAGGCCATCCTCCAAGATCGCACTAAATATGTGGGCGTCTCTGACGCGCAGCTGGGCGTGGCAGACAAACTCCGCGCGCCCGGTGTAAAACTGCTCATTGGCATCAGCGAGGCGGTGCGGGGTTATAACCATCGCGTCATGGTGACGGCTAGGCACATCGGAAATGTCCCACTCGACCCCGGCTTCGCAATAAACGCCTTTTGCGCGCAATCTATGTGACAGCACGGCGCATTTGCTGTCTAAACTTCTGGCTTCGCGCCGTATCTTTGGCAGTTTTTTCTGTACCATTCTAAGTCCTCCGTTTCTTCAATTTCAATTTCGCCGCCGAAACATTCCTGACAATCAGCCCAACCGGTGACGTTCCAGCCCCCGGCGCACCATGTTTGGACGCGCCCTCGCCCCTGACAGGCCGGACACTCAACGCGCGCTGGTAGTTCTTTTTCATTACTCATCCCTTCCCCATGTCGGTTGTGGGCTAAACTCTTTGATTACTTTGAGGCCGCGCGTTTTCTTGGCGGGATCGATGACTGCGTTTTCGAGGTAGCCTTGGGCTATCCATGCTTCGAGGTAGCTACGCGCTGCGCTGTGCGGCATGCCGTATTCTGTTTTCAGCCAAGCCAAGAAGCTGCGCGGCGTGTTCGTGCCAACGGCAAACGGGTCATGTGACAGCCAGCGGTTGCTGATCTCGCGGAATATTTCTTGCGTCTGGCGCGTATCAAGCGTAGCGCTGCGCTCGATGATCGAGTTCACTTCCGTTGTGCGTTCTTCCAAAAACCCGCTTTCGCCCCGGATAAACGCTTTTGTCTCGCGGTCGGCTACATCATTAACCTTGACCACACCGCCACAGATCGCGTGGCCGACGCCGCTTTCAAAGCCCATACGCTGCGCCACAATGCTTTCTTCACTTTCCGGCATTTGCCACAGCGCATAAACCCAGCGCGCACCATCGACCAAAGCAGTCGTACCCCGGATCGCTTCACGCGCTTGCGCGCCCTTACGAATGGAGAAGCTGCCTTCCTTACGCATATGGTGAGCAACCAAAACTGTCGCGCCCGTCTCGACGGCTAGGTTCGATAGCATCGACCAGAAAAATTGCGCGGCTGCCGGGTCAGAGTTTACGTCGGCGTGTACAAACGCTTGCAACGGATCGAACACGATTAGCTTTAGATCACCGAGCCCAACCAGCTGTTCGTGCAGCGCGGCATATTCATCCGTGGCGACATAACCTTCGCGCGTGTCCAGCACAAAACCTAACGGGCCCCCGGCGTCCGGCAGCGGGACAATGAATAGTTTATCCTCGGCGCGCGCTCTTATTGTTTGATCCGGCAGCCCATCGATCCGGCGGTGCAAGCTAGCCATGCTATCTTCCGCGCCGATAAAGACGGCTTTGCCGTACTGAGCGATTTCATGCCCGAACATGCGCTCGGTGTGCATAGCGTTGTCACCACCAGCGACCTTGCAGACAAACTCAAGCATCATGCCCGACTTGCCCACGCCGCCTTGTGCAGCAATAAGCCCCGGAACGCGCATGGGTAGAACGCCATTAACTAACCACTCTTGTTCCGGGGCTTGTCCGGCAAAGCGCCGGATGTTCCAATCAGTTATCTGAAGGGCTTTTGTTTCAGTAGTTCCCGATTGGACAATCTGTTTCGTTATTTGTTGCGCTGCGCCGTTCTGCGGTTTGCTCTGGCCGCGCTCACTTTCTTTGACAGCGCGCAGTTCACCTTGCATGGCGCGCTTCAGCTGGTACTGGACTGTCTCTTGAAACAAACGTATGCCGCGCCCGTCATGGTCTAGGCTCTCGCCGCGCGCTTGGACGTTCCGGGCGTATGCCGGATAGACTTCATCGACCATCCAATCCATTGACGGCAGATCACCTCTTTCGCGCCAATGTGATGCAATACCGCCAATGACGCACTCAACCATGTAGGCTTTGCGTCCATCGGATCGCAGTTCTTTCCCGAACATGGTAGTGACGTTCCCGACGTTCCCGACGCTGGGTGCGTTACTGACGGCCAGCAACGGCTCCGACTTCTCTGACACTAGGTCGATCAGCCAGCTAGGTGCGTCTGCAACGGGGCTTTCGTTTATGACATAGGGGTTGCCGGACGCATGAACGCTTGGCGCAGCCACGACAAAGCCGCCCTCACCTCTTGTGTCGATCCCGACGCCCAATGTGTTTGTGCCGGTCTTGACGGATATGCCTTCTGGCGCGCGGTAAAAGAGATGTCGGCCACCGCTTCCGGTGATAGCAGTCAGCGTGTCGGGCAGATCATCATGCTTCATTTGTAAATCGTGCAGACTGTCCTCGCCCGGCTTGCCCTCGCCTACATCGACATCAACAACAAAAATGTTCCCGCTGACCGAGCCGGTCACAATTCCGATATTGTGATCGCGCATACGGCCATCGAACCAGAGTTCTAACGTGCCTCGATCCGGCAGCTTGGTTTGAAATGTTTTCCAGCCACTACTAGCCGGGTGCTTGCCCGGCGAATGACATGCTGCCCCGGCGCTGCAAGAGCAGCTGCCATCGGGCAAGACATAGTGAACAGGGACTACACTAAAGCCCTGCTCTAAAT